TTCTCTTTTAATGTGAGGGCATTATTACGTTCTATCATGCTCAAACGCTCTTCGTAAAGTCCTAAATTGGATTCAGCTCTACCATGTCTTTCTCTAGCAATAGATATATTAGTTACAGCTCTACTCATCAATTCTTGCATCTTAGCATGTTCAAAGGCGTGTTGAACTTGTGCTTGCTCTTGTTGCATTGCAGCTGCTTGCTGTTCTTGTTGCTCAAGTATCTTAATGATTTCAGACTTGCCAGAGATATTCATCTTAGGAATGATCATGGAAGGAGTAAATACCTCTCGGCCGAATCTCTCATTGATCTCCATCATCTGTTGGGCTTGCAAGTTATTTTGAGTAGGCGTGAGGTCTGATTCTTCGACAAGTACTTGATATTTACTAAACACTTTAGAGTAGAAATAAGGCGATGGTTCCTCGCCAATGTACAATGCCACTTTTTCAGCGTTCCAGTTGTTTAAAGGAATCTGTAAAAGTAAATCTCCAAGCAGGCTATCAGACAAATCCCACTGATCAAAGTATTTCTGAAATACAAGCAGGTTAGCCGCTTGCTTCATTAGTGTAGTCAATGCGCTAATCTGCTTATTTTCTTGACCGCTCCAGTTCTCGACATTGATACCGGCAACAGTAGGAACTAAATCAATCATCTGCTGGGCTAGTGCTAGATCTGACTCAGGAACTGCGCTTGGGATGATTTTTTCAACGTCAGTCATTTCATAGCCGAGATTGATAATTACGTCCCAACCTTGCCCGGCTTTCTTAAGATTGTCCTCGTTAGCTACTGCACCAATTTTGCGCTTCCAACCTGCGTTGATCGTTGCTGCTGCAATATCATTATTGTTTATGATCTTATGATTCGCTAGAAACTGAGGCGTGCGCATGGGACGGACTAATGACCTTACCCGTAACTCAGGATAGTTTATATGAGGATCGTAGTTCCAATAATACGGAACGAATGGGCAAGCATCAAAGCCAAGAGGGTTTTCGCCTTGGAACATCAATCTATCGTTAAGGACAACGCAAAGTTTCCAGCATGGCACTTCCACAGTCACTTCTTCCATATCTGGGATGTTGTAAAGTAATGACTCTAGATTGCCATCACCACCCGCAAAGTCAAAGAATTGGTTGCGAGTACGGCTATAAAGACGCTTCTTTTTGCGTCTCCATTTGTACCAGACATATGACACCACAAGAAGATCGTTTTTAGCTAAGTTGTAATTCTCAGGCAAGAAGTAGAAGGAGCCATATGTTTGAGAAGCTCCAGACATAGAGTTAATGCCCTGTGTTTTTCCAGGGAATCGCGCCTCTGCTTCGTTCTTGCTAATGTACTCTTGGCACCAAACAAACTGAGCGTCGGACATATCTGGATTACGGAAGTAGGGATCTACGATAAAGCTATTGTATTCCCAAATTTTGACCTTAAGCGTGCCTTGAGCCTGATCATCTCCTGTGAAATCTAAGTAAGGCTGAGCTAAAACCATGCCAGAGATAGCAGCAAGCTCTTTTGCTTTAGACTTCATTTCATGAATACTTCCGGCATTGCACGCATGAGTGATCAGCTTATTGTATTGATCGGTAGTGAGAGGATCTGCGCCTTCTGTGGGAATATAATTAAAATTCTTGCGGTGCTGACGCTCATAACCCGTGACAATGTTTATAGGCTGTTGAATCAGGTTAAAATAATAGTTGTTGTTCGATCGGGTGTTGTTAAAATTGAAATAGCGATTAACGAAGGATTGCTCGCCAGCATAAAAGAGCGTATCGATGTTGGCTTGATTCCATCTCGCGCTTTCTAACGGCTGATAACGCGTATAAAGGCCAGTCATCCACGTTCTTATATTGCCTTCATTTGGCTCGACTGAATTGTTCCATGCTGTTGGTGTAAGTGAAATGACGTCCTCCGATTAGCCTTTTCTGGCTAAAAGTAGAATGTACATTAAAGTTTTAAATATATCAATGTGTCTTGGGTGCTATTTTTTGAAAACACAAGCTCGACAGCAATAAATTGTTTTTGCGTATTTGTTGCTTTTAAATACGCTTTGGCAAGATGGGCATTTTTTTTCTACATCGTCTAATCCCTCATCGCGTCTAAATTTACTTTTACAATTATTGGAACAGAAAAAAGCTCTAGCTTTTTTTGTGCTTTCAAAAGATTTTCCACAACAATTACAGGTGTACTTGACTGGATCACCTTTCCCAAATTTACATTTTAATGCGTGTAATTTATGCCATGCTCTTCCTTCTTCACTTGCATGCCATGCTTTAGTTAATGGTCGTATTTCATCAACCCATTTTTTAGCCCATTCTTTTTTTTCTTCAGTATAATGAATTCTCATATGTCTTGATTGTTCTATCAATTCAAGATTTTCAATAGAATTATCTGATTTATCATCATTTTTATGATGAATGTGATAACCCTTAGGTATCAATCCATGAATAGATATCCAAACCCATCGATGGGCTCTTGTTCTTGGGCGATCGGTAGATATCCAATACCCAGTTTTTAAATCTTTGTAGAATTTACGATTAAAATGTAGTTGATGTTCCATGTAACTTATGGTATCATGTCTAAGAATTTATGTAAACACTATCGTGAAAACCTATTTTGTAAATATTGATTAGGGTTGTGAGTGTAAGGATTGTAGGTTATTATTTTGGCTGTATTCAAACAATATCTTAAAGCGTCACATAAATGATCCCCCCTCTTAACTGGAGCATCTTCACCCTCAATACTTTTCTTTGAATCCCAAACATAACCCTCAATCTCTCGGATTAGATTAGGACAGCAATCCAGTACGAATAAATTACCCTCTGCCATCTGGCTTGTCATCTCCCTAATACCCTCGGTCACGTCATTATCTGCCTGTATGACGGGCAACCCTTTACGCTGAAGCTCTAACTTCATACTTACCGCGCTTGGATCAATATAAATAGCTCTTACGCCATAAGGCTCTAAGAATTCCTCAACATCCCGAGCATACTCGCTATTGACCTTTTGCCTGCCGGTGGCTTTGCTATTCCAGTAATACTCTTTCTCTACCCATAAGCATTTTCCCGTCTGTGTCGCGTGACCTGTTGAAACACCAATTAGCACACATCCAAATGCATTGCTAGTTCCGTAATCTATCCCTGCTATCCAATATTCTGCAGCTCGCGGAGGGCGTTTAAGAACATGAATATCTCTGTCAAAGAAGTCAAAGATAGCTCCTTCAGCAAGGCACCATAGGCCAAGGTAATTCCGCTTATAGAAAAGCCCTGAAAGGCTAGCCTTGATCCTGTTTTTGTAGGCATCATCGACATAAGGATTGTCATCTAACGTGAAATGCAATTGATAGTAGTTCGGGTCGCCCTCCTCGGCCATATTTATCCATTGCTTAACCTTATGTCCCGGATGCGACGGGTTCATAGACGCAAAGCCCATGCTCCAAGGATTTGAAAGCCGTGTGTCGATCATGTCAATAATGGACTCAGGATAAAGCGTGATCTCATCGCAATACACAAGGCTCATCGTTTTACCTTGGAATTGGCCTATTGCGCCCTCATCCTTGGCTCCTAGGCATGAGATAGTCTTATCCCTGAACTTTAGTTGGCGTTTGCCTGCATACCACGTGCAGAAGGGACGGAATACGCTTAGTTGCTCTGACTCTAGAAGTAATCGGATGGCATTCTCGTAGATTGTAGCCGAGCTATGTCCAACCATAAAGATTTGACTATCCACACAATCATATGCTGCTTGCATAAAACGTATAAGCGTGCCCACGGTCTTGCCTGAGCGAACTGAACCGTGTGCTAAATTCCAATGGCGCGTGCTTTCGTTTATAAATTGGACTTGCTTTGGGGCTAATAAATCTTTCATAATGCCGTCACGATATCACAAAGGCTAATTCATGAAAAATAGAGCTAAATGCAAGCTATGTCACTCAATCATTGAAAGCTTTCATCTTCACGATCATGTCTCTTGCAAATGTGGAGAGATTAGCATCACAGGAGGCGCCCACGAATATACCGCTATGGCTAATGATTGGAGTAATTTCCTACGAGTAGATGATCAAGGGAATGAGATAATTATTACTGTCAAAGACGAGGAAAAAGCAGAAGTAAAGCCGCTTTACATAGAAAAACCAACACGAAAAGAAAAATTAAAAATGTTGGATGAGATGATAAAGTCATATGAAAATCTTCCTACCAACGCTTTAAATGCGCCTATTACGGGCTATGATTTAGTCTCTGCGCTTTTGCTTGTCAAATCACTGTTTGAGGATTGATTGTGTTTCATTTGAGCCATCAAAGCAGTAAACTTGTCTAATACGTCAGTCGGAAGCTTTTCAAGTTCTTCAATGCGGAGAGATTGCAAAAATCGTGCTGTTTCGTCTTCTTCATTCTTCAAGTCTTTAAAGTAAACTCTTTGCCATCTATCTTTAATTCTAGGCTCTACACAAGAATCTTTACTAATGTAATTCATTCCGATCATTTTTAAAGCTTTCGTATAATAGGGGGAAAATTCAGAAGCTTCAATCATATTACGCCACACTTTAGAATCAATAAACTTTTCTATACTCCACCATTGAGAAAGATGAATAGGATTATTATTTTCTATCCATTTAAGCATTTCCTCACCTAAAAGAATCATTTCTTCGGGTGGAGGTGTGGATGTTCGTGGTCTACCTGCTGGCATCTATTCAACCTCTTTGTATCTAATCAACTTAACATCGGCCATTTTAATGCAGATGCCACAGCCAAAAAATGCCCAATTATTTTCATAAGCTTTAAAAAGAGAATCAAGTTCAAATTTATTGACATATTTCAAAACGTGATCGCATCCGTCCGTGTCATAAAGTACAGCTTCGTAATTCATTTCACTTCCATAGTTATTTTTACGCTGACTTTATCAGGAGTATCATTAAATTCTTTGACAGCTTTATCCATAAGATCCTTAATAAGCGGGTCTTCCTCATGCACTGCGTAAACGTCGTAAATCAAATGTTTAGTTGTCTGTCTTTTTTCATCGTTTTTAACTGTAATGGATATCTCTGACGGCATTTGACCTCTTAACTTTCCTGTAAACTACTAAGTTTAAATAAAAAAGAAAAGAAAATTTTTGTGCTTTTTTTTTTGATGAAAAAGGGGCTATAAAATGCAAAAGCAAATCATAAGCCCCAATGACTTTCTTGGAGTCAAAATTTAAAATAAAGCGATAGGTGAATTAGATTTAAAACTCTGCATCTGTCTTGCCTCAGATTCTGGCATCAATTTAACTTTAGAATTTTTGCACTCCATTTCTTTTCCGCAATTATCGACGACATAGTGACCGTTTTTATCAGGTCCCTTGACGACGTTAGCATAGCAAGCGCAGGACGAGAGGACTAAAGTTGCAAGTAGTAACGTTTTCATAAATCTCCTATTTTTGGTTGATTAAAAGCCCGTAGGCTGAACTTTAAGCGCGATTATATATCACTTTTCATCTCGATTATTTTGCACGTACAAGAGTGCCTGACTCAGAATCTGATAAGTCATGCTATAATCTTGTGACGTAAGCCCATCTGTTAAATAAAGCTCTAGGCTCGTTTTTGCCGTCTGAACTGCGTAAAGCATCATCAGCTCTTCTTTGCTCATGTTTTGCAAGTCTTCTGTAAGTTCATCGGTCATAATTGACATAATCCATATATTATTTTAGAGTTATTTTGACGAATAAACTCGTCTTAGGATGTTTACTGAATACTTGGCCGTTAGCAATAACGGTCATTTTAAACATGCGTTACATATTCCGGATAAATCTCATTCAATTCTTTCTTGATAAATTCGATTTCTTTATCACACTTTGCACACGGGCATTTTTTTAACTGGCTGATAAAATTTATCAGGAGTATTGCTCTTTGAGTTTTCATTTCTTTACTTTTGATTCCTCACGAAATCTAATAAAATACTCACACTTTCTTCCGTCATTTGGAGCATCTCTAAAATAGAGCTGGTCATAATGCGCTTTTTTAGCTCTATAGCGATAGCATTCATTTTTTAAAGGACAACCATCCCCCGGACACATGCACATATCATCGGGCATAAATTTCTACCCTTATCGCCTTCTCTTTCGGCTTGCCTTTCTCTTGATCATACTGCCACTCAATCAAATCTCTATCATCTGCTCTCCCTGCCGCTTTCCCGGGATTCAAAATATCGGCTATTGCATCAACGACAAATTTTAAACTCATGCGTAAATTATCATGTGCGTCAAGTTTTCTAGATGCTATACGGATCAATTTTACAGTAATTTTCTTATCTTTATAAGCAGAAAGTTCACTTAAATAATGATTTACATCTTGCTTTTGTTGCTTATGTCTTTTATGAGAGACACGCCAATGCTCAAAAAGATTACCCTCACTAACTGTGACTATTGGAAGCGTGTAGGATTTAATTAATCCCACTCTACGTACTTTCCCACGAGATAGCCAAAAGTAAATCCCCACGCTATACAAATCATTAAAGAGATCGCATCGTTACTCACGTTTTAAACCCATATACTTCATAATGTGACCCAGAACAGTCAAGCGACCTATTTAATCGCTCCTGCGTAGATTCTGTGAGTTTTAAAGCTATTTCCTGATTCAGTAGGATCTTCTCAAAAGTTTTCCGGCCGATATTGTTAAAAACATCCTTTTCAAGCGGCTTTACATTACTCATTGCTTCACCTTTTCAAACTTTTTAGAAATCTTTTTCGGCACTTCATCTGCATGGCATTTTTTTCCAAACTCATCATCTTTTTCAAATTCATGAATATGAATAGTTTTTATTTCGATAACATAGAGCGGATCGCTTGTATACTGACGATAGTAAAGCACTTCTGACATTCTGTCAGCTTTGCTGTTGATGATTACATCTTCGATTTGCCTTTTTAGCTCGCCTAAAGTTTTAATCATAATTTAGCCTTCCATTTGTCCTGCTTGTCCCGTTTGTCCTGCTGTTTTTTCCATTTCTTTTTTAAAAGGGTTCTAATTCGAGTTTCTGAAATATCACTTTCCGGCTCTGTCCGCCTATTAATTTTACCGCTAGAAATAGCCATTTGTCCCATGTTTTATAAGCTCCCCTCGTATTGGTCGATTGTAAGCATTTCCACGGCTTGTACGAGCTTATCGCTAATCCAGCCTAACTTTATCCGTAATTCATCCATTTCGTCGCTAGCATCCCAAAAAGGGTTGTGTTTTGATAAGTTGTCAAATACTTCGCTATTTATTACTTCATCTAAAATTGCCAAAGCCTGACCCGTCTTTTGAACGTGGGCAAGCATGGCTAAGGGAAGGTCGGCTTTAAGGTCGTTCATTCTGCATCCTTATTTTGTTGCTCTTTGTGCATTTTTTCAAGATCTTCCATTAGGATATCAAGTTTGTCCATCATTTCTTGAGCTTTAGATAACGTTTCTTCGTAAATTTTTTTCTTGTCTTTCATTTTTTTACTCCTTTTGTAAAGATAGAACTGCTATCATTGAAAAATTTCTTTTTCGCATATAATTAAAAGTCGGATTTGAGGTTGGTCATTTTGCGTCCTTTTTTAAATTCTGTCTTGTATCATGTATTTTTTCTTTAATTCCATCTTTTCAACTTCTCTTTGTCGCTTAAGCAAAGCTAAGTCCGCTTGGTTACAATTGTCCATAATTTGAGCAAGCCTCTGATCATCTACCTTCGCCCCCTTTTCCATGTCAGCATAGATCTGATTCCAAGCTCTATCAGCACTTTCTTTCTTTGATAAAAGCTCAATCTCTCCTCTTTTTTCACTGACCATCTTTTTCCTTCCATTGACGGCGATCTTCACCGTTTAGCTCTATGATTGTGTTTTTCGCTGCATAAATTCGGGAGCTGAATCTCTCATGAAAAGTTTTAAGAAGATCGTTTTTTTTCATGTTAGAAGTTATTAAAGTAGGTAGTCCGCTTTCAACTCTTATGTTCACAAACTCAAAAAGCATTTCTTTTTGCCACTCTGTCATTGAGGAGCTTCCCATGTCGTCAAGAATAACATAAGGCGATTCGCATATTTGCTCAATTTTCATCAAAGGGTCAAAGTTTTTTTGAATCTCTGCCCGAAGCAATCCAAATAATTTGTATTCTGTAAAAGCCCTAATATGCTTATTTTTTTCTTTAACAAAGTTGTAAAAAGCAGCGCAAAGAAATGTCTTTCCAGTACCCACATTTCCGCAGAAATAAAGGATATTTTTCTTTCCATCAATCCAGTTCAGGATTTTTTCTATGTCCTCTTTTGATTGATCAATTTGAGCAACATGAGCATTTTCTAGGCTTTTCCCGAAGGGGAAGGGTGTTTTTTGTTCCGACATTTTAAATATTCTCCTACTGTCATGGTTGGTTCTGAAGTTTTTATTGATTCTTGAGGTTGGTCTTTAACGGCTGTTTCCTTGGCTTTAAAGGGCTTATTTTCTTTTTCCTTGTCTATTGTCACGCAAATTGATTCAAGGTATTTGAGCGCGTTATTTATGGGGCTAGTGAGGATTTTAAATCGGGAGATGGCTTCGGTAACGGTTTCGGTTGAAAAGGGTAGCTTGATGAAGCGCAGATAAATTTCCGAAAGAGTGATCTTCTTCATTTGCCCGTTTGTTTTTCTAAACCAAATGTTTTCCCCTATATTTTTATCCGGATCATCATCAGCGCCGCCGGCATCATCAGCAGGTGCAACCTGCTTTTCTTCCGATGATGATGATATAGGTATATTCTTAGAAGGGTTCTTCTTAAAGGGTTCTTCTTTATCGGTACCTGGTACCGTACCTAGCGAACCTGGTTCCGTAGGTAGCGAACCTGGTTCCGTACTAAACTTTTCTTTATCTTTAATTTTCTTCTCTTTCATTGGGGTTTTCGGAATAGATTTTCTGTCCTTCATAGCCGTAATATTTTCAACCCAAATATCAACAATTTGAATGACATTGGTTTCTTTTTCTTTCTTCTCATTTTTTCGGCGAGTTACTTTTATTAAAGATTTTCCGCCCAATGCAGCAAATGGCTTTTCCATAAAGTTTGTCATTAACTGGATCTGTTTAATGGAGCATCCTAAAAGTGAAGATATGGTGCTTTGACTCATAAAGCAGGTTTTCTTTTCTTCTGCTACCGCTTTTAATAAACAATAGTAAGCTACAATATAGCATCCTAATCCCATATGATGAATGACGCTTGGTATCTGACTAAAAAACTTGCTGACTGTTGTAAGATCTTCTACGTGGATTTCTTGATCGTCTGACATTGAAATTTCTCCTCAATTAAAGATTGGTAATTGAAGAAAATTCCGTATTGATTGATAATTTCAGTCTCTTTATGCTGAAATTAAGTTCGCCACGAACTTTCCTTCCGACCTGTGTAAGCTAGATACTTATGCAGGTCATTTTTTTATCCACTATATATTTTTCACTTCTTATCGAATAGCAGATTTTTTATCTTTACGCATTGTTTCCTTGTTGTTATACAGAGAGTATGAAAGAAATATTTATCACTGTGTTAGAGTGTGTTTTAGATAGCACTGTCCGTTGGGAGTGGGTGCTTATTTTTCTTCCTCTCGTCGTAGCGCTTCTTTTGTTCGTAGTTCTCTCTTAACATTTCAGAATAAGTTACTTCCCCTTTTGTAAACTCATAAATTCCCATCGCTGTTTTTAGCAAAATGTCACTTGATTTATCCATGGCGGTTTTAATTGTCTGCCTAGCGATCCCAGTTTCTTTGCACATCGCATTCATTGTCCATCTGTTAGCTTTCATCCAATCTCTCAACTGCATATTTTTTCTCCGGTTTCCAATTTGTATTGCGTTAATTGTTATACTGTGCTACATTTGTGATACAACGATAAACCTACCACTGTTAAACGTCAAGGGGAATCATGAAAGACACAGTAGAAACCATAGCAGGCATGTTGCTAATAATAACGACGACTTTCTTTTTATTTTTGATAGGAGACTAAAATGTTTGCAAGCCCTCACGAAATGTACTTAGAACAAACAAGGAGCTATAGAATGGAATACACAAAAAACGAAGCGGTACTAGACGCTTTAGATCAGTATAAAATGGATGCTATTCAAAGAATTAGCAAAATTGTAGATGTATTTTATGTAGACGCGATAGCTGTTACTATCGCATCTGGATATGAGCAGGAAGTCGAGCAAGCTATTGAGATTGTAAACAGACTTAGTTTAAACGACAAGCATATAGCTGCATTGCTTAATGACCTAAAACAAATGGAAGAGATCTTGACAGATGAAGCACTTGAAAACGAACATTATGAAAATTTAGCAGAATACGGAGAAGACTAATATGACAGTTGCAATGACACAAAAAAATGAATTGGCTCAATTTAATCCAGAGCAAGTGGCTTTAATTAAAAACTATTTGTGCAAAGGCATTAATGACGATGAGCTAAAACTTTTCCAAGCCGTCTGTAAAAAGACGGGCCTTGATCCTTTTATGAAGCAAATTTATGCAGTTAAACGAAAAGACCAAATGACTATTCAAACTTCTATTGATGGTTATAGGCTTATTGCTGAGCGTACAGGACGTTATTGCCCCGGTAGGGAGTCTACCTACGTCTATGATGGAGATAAGCTCGTATACGCGACTTCTTACGTTAAGAAGCAAACTGCTGATGGCACATGGCATGAAGTTGCAGCATCCGCTTATTTTGATGAGTATAAACCAGCCTATTCCAATCAATTTTGGGATTCTAAAAAACATATCATGCTTGCTAAGTGCGCAGAGTCTTTAGCTTTAAGAAAGGCATTTCCAAATGAGCTTTCTGGAATTTATTCTGATGATGAAATGCAACAAGCGACAAACCCTGCAATTGAAACATTTATCTCTCTTCAACAATATGAAGAATTGAGTGACTTGCTTTCTAAATGCACAACTGAATACCAAACCAAGTTTAAAAGCTGGCTAGTTGAGAGAAAAAACATTCCTTCATTGCAAAGCCTTCCGCTGTCTTGCTATGAAAACATTAAAACACGGTTAACTGAGAAAGCCCAAGAAAATACGGTTAAATACGGAGACGACGCAATTAATGGCTGAAGGATACGAAGTTCAACGATCTCCTGCATGGTTTGCTTGGAGGCGCGCTCATTTAGGCTCGTCAGATGCCGCAGCAATTTTAGGTGTCTCACCTTGGAAAACCGCTCTTGATCTTTATAATGAAAAAGTGAACCCGCAAGAAACTCTTACTAACTCAAACTTTGCAATGCGTAGAGGGGTGGAATTAGAACCACTCGCATTGGCTAAATTTGAGGATGAGACCGGCTATCTTATGACTCCGAGGGTTTTGACTCATCCAAAATATGAGTGGATGAGCGCTTCATTAGACGGCCTAGAATTAGATAATGCTTGTGCATGCGAAATAAAATGCCCGGGCCGTTCAGATCATGAACTTGCTTTAAAAGGCGTCGTACCGGAAAAGTACATCCCTCAACTTCAGCACATAATGGAAGTTTGCCAGTTGGAGGAAATCTACTACATGAGCTATATTTCTGACTCAAATTTCACAATTTTTACAGTTAAGAAGGATCATGAGTATACAACCAGACTATTACAAGCAGAGCTTGACTTTTGGCAAAGAGTGCAAGACCGCAATCCCCCAAAGCCAACCGATCGAGATAATATCGAGATCAACACTCCGGAATGGACAAACCTTAGCGACCAATTCGCGGTCCTCTACACAGAAAAAAAAGACCTTCTCGATAAGCTCAAAAGGTATGAATTTATCGAAGAAAACATCCGAAAAGAGCTCATACACCTGGCAAATCAAAAATCTGCATGCGGAGCCGGAATTAAACTAACAAAGTCTATTAGACGAGGACATATCGATTATGTAAGGATCGCCGAGATTTTAGAAGTCTCACATGAAATGCTAGAGTCAAACAGAAAACCATCTACTGAATCATGGAGAATTAGTTTTCAAGGAGAAGAAGAATGATTATTTTAGCTTTGATTTTACTTTGCAATGTGGGCGTTCCTCACGGATACCCACCGCAAGACCCAAAAGGGGCTAATGGAGCCAAGCAATATATGACTATATCAGCTTAAATATGATAGCCAAATATATCAAAAAAAAGAGCGGCCAACCAACCAGGAAACGCCGCTCAGTGTGCACATAACAAAAGGATCGAATGAAAAATGAAAATGAATTGTTTTTTGCAACTACCAAAAAAATAGGAGTTTTTTGATATCTGGAATTTAACAGAGCTTTTATTTATCAGCTAATTTTTTTTTATCTGCTAGACTTTCAAGCCCATAAAATTCTATAAATCTAGTGCGAAGAACGATTTCAGTAGTATAGAACCGCTGCTTACATTTAGTGCATCTAACGCGAAACCGCATGTAAAAATCATCGTTAATTTTTGAATCATATTTAAAAGTTACTTTGGGTAAATAGTTACACAGATGCTCACAGCTTTCGTCATGCTCATCTGCAATATCTTTAGCTGTCTTTTCCCAATATTGCGCTTTTCCATAACCAGATTTGTCTATAGGAATCATGTTAATAGTCCCCCAAAAGTTCAAGTATACCTTTAGATAGCTCTATAGCTACATGTCTTTCCATTGTGATGATTTGCTCGAGATTCTCCTTACGATCGTAAAATTCAAGAACAACTTTGTTGCCATCTTCTGCTTCGTAGTAGTCAATCGTCGAGCGCCTGTTAATCACTTTTTGTCTTTAATCTTGGCTGTAGGCTTTCTTTTTACGTTGAGAGCAATTGCAACGGCTTGTTTTTGCGGGATCCCTTCAGCCATTTCTCTTCGTATGTTTTCAGAAACTGCCTTTTTGCTTTTAGATTTTATAAGCGGCATCGCTATTTCTTCTTTTTTATAGATTTAATCAGCTTAGAATCGTCTTTGCCCATCTCTTTGTATTCTTTCTTGTCTTCTTTAAGATGCTTCACAACTTTTTTCATTTTTTTATCTTCTTTACAACCCTTCATATGACCCCAAATTAAATTTTCTTCAATGTATTAAACTTTCCTTTACATCGCAAGAATTTAGACGTGATGTTAAAATTTCGTACCAACGAAACGAAATTTTGAGAAATATTTACATGTCAACTTGCTATCAACTTGATTTATTTGAGTCCAATGACCCAATAACACTTATCCAAAAAGATTTCAGACTTTTAGATAAGAAATGTCAAAATGTCCAAAGAGGGCTTTTTGCTCGCTTTGCAACAGTTCAAGAAGAAATGGAAGCTTTAAGAGACATTTGCTATCAATTAAGGCATGAACTTGACACATTAAAAGGCGAAAATGTTCATACCGCTCAAATTATAGAAATACACCAAGGAAAACGATGAAAAAATTACTTGCACTCACATTTTTGAGCTGCTCATCTCTTAGCGCATCTTTAGAAAATAATGCCTACGTATACATTGACGAAAGCGAACCAAATGACTTAAGCGCATGTATCATGTATGAAGACCACTACTATTATGCGCCAAGACTTGAGCATTATATGAAATGCCCCTGCAATTACGATTAAATCATAACGTATTTAGTTTAAAAAGAAATAAATTAAATCGAAACAATTTGATATAAAATACTGTAAGTTACTGTATTATTATTTGCTGCATTTCCGGAAATTTCAGTTGAAATAGGATTTCCAAAATAAAGTGCTTTATTATCATAATTGCTATTTGCAGAATCTAACGTTGTAATATTTCCGGTTGTAAAAGAAGTCACGTTTGCACTTATAAATGTGTCCTGACAAAGTACAGTTGTTGCCGAAAAATTAAATGAAGAATTCCCATAATATAATAAAATTCCTTGATTTAACCCTGCTATAAAAACGTTTGATCCGCCATAATTCAATTTTGCAGATACTTTAAGAATTACAATAACTTTACCTGCGCCCGGGGCGGCTATGGCTAATACTGGAGTAGCAAACAAAGATTTTATTTGCAAACTTGTTAAAGTTCCTGTAGCGTTTAACAGTCCTGAAGATGTCGATAAATCAATCGAGCTTGCACTTCCCACTATTGAAACAGTTCCATTCGATGATGAAAGGGAAACTTGCCCAAAACCATTAGGCGAAACGGGAAATGTTCCTGACGTGCCTGTTCCGCCTGTGAATTCTAAAACTCCACCACTTGATGATGACCCGTTATTAAGTGATCCTGATTGACTCATATAAATCTTCTTTTTTATGTTTTTTAAGCAATTACATATTCTGTGATAACTATTATTGCCGATGATCCATTTCCGCCAGCTCGAGCAACTGAATTAAATCCTAAAGCGCCTCCACCTCCAGCACCGTTACCACCTGCGGCTGTTCCTGCAGCTCCAGCAACCAATCCTAGGGCACCTCCACCAAAAGGACTAGAGCCACCGTTACCCATCATAGAAAATGTGGCAAAAGAACCTGTGCTGTTACCTCCGGGTTGACCTGGTGACCTAAAACTACCTCCAGCGCCTCCAGTCCCTCCAGCTCCTCCTGCAGTTGTTTGTCCTGCAGCAACAGCAGCAGCTCCGGCACCACCAGCTCCACCAAATGCGGTAATCAATGCTCCTAAAGCAGTTGTATTAGCTCCGGCAGTACCATTATTTGCGCCTGCTGCACCTCCAGCGCCACCTGCTGGACATGTGACTGCCTGAGATGCGCCAATTGTCGCAGCACTGAATACGCCTCTAGCATATTCTCCAGCTCCACCGGCTCCCGCTTGTGCAGATTGTGCAGCAGTACAAGCAGCAACACCGCCGCCGCCTCCTCCAGGTCCACACATTTCAACAACACAAAAAAGCATACCAGAAGTAGGCGTATAGGTTCCATTAGCCACAAAAGTTTGAATAACAACACTTAGAGCCCGCATGGCAAGAGTTCCGGCCGCATTTGTAGCAGGAAATCTGCTGTTTGCTGTCGTCAGTTCGCCTACGACGTTTGCAGCTGTTGAGTATAGTATTTGTTGTGATGTTGTCGTAGCTGGATAAGTAGCTGTACTCCACGCTGGAGCTGCTGCGGCTGTTGATTGGAACATCCTTCCCGTGGCTCCGGGTCCTACGAGAATACTTGGGACGCCGGTTGCACTCGTTACAAGAGTTCCGTTGTTTGCTGTAGCCAATGCGGACATTACGTTAGCTGCAGAGGCATACAAAATTGTGTTTATTGCGTTGGTAGCAGGATAAGTAGTTGTTGACCAAGCAGCTGGCGCGCCTGACCTTAAAATAGCTCCTGCGGTACCTGCAGCAAGAACGCTCGGGATGCCGGTTGTTCCGGTTACAACTACACCGTTGTTGGCTGTTGTTATTTCACCGATTACGTTAGCAGCCGATGAAAACAAAATACGATTTATAGTAGTAGTAGCTGGATATGTCGCAGTGGTATAAACGTTATTTGTTCCGTCAGACCTTAAAATTACACCTGCACCACCGCTTGTATTTGGATAAGTGGGAGTTGATGCAATATAATTAGTACCATCTGAAATAATTACTTTTCCTGCTGTTACAGAAGCATTTGGATAAGTAGGTGTGCTTGAAACAATGTTAGTTCCATCTGAAATTAATATTTTACCGCTTGTTCCGGAAACAGATGGATATGTGGCTGTACTATATTCAGATGCAGTTGCAATCCCTTGACCTTGTAAAATTGTTCCAAGAGCGGCTGTTTTGTTATTAGCGCTGTTTATTGTTACCATTTGATTCCTTAAGCGATTGTTACGTTGCCAACACTTGAAATAACATTGTAAACCGTACTAGCCCCTGAGACGACACAAACTAACTCAACTGAGTCTCTTGTTGCAGCTGATTGTAAAAATCCTGTTGCTCCTAGTGTTGTGCTAGCGTTTCCAAAAAAGATTTGCTGGTTAGCGTTTTGAACAATTTTCCATCCTAATGCTGTGTTAATCCCAGTAACCTTTATTATGTCACCAATTGCGGCTGTTGCCGGAAGCGTCAAAAGAAGCGCACTTGCTTTGTTACAAATATAACCGTTATTTACCAAGGCTGTTTGATCTATTGTAATGACTGACCATACTAATGTAGTGGCAGCAACAACACCAAGTTGACCTGTGGTCGAATCGATGCTTACCATTTGAGTATTAGCGACTGTAACTCCTACAATACCCGCCACAAAAGTCCGGTTCTGCTGCCGTGCACCTGCTCCTTGGGTACCAATTCGGATGACATTAGATTCACCAACCACACCAATATTTCTAATTAATAAATTGCTTGACTCAGAGGTGGTATATGCATTTCCTGAGTTTGTTCCAAAAGCGATGTTATATTGACCCGTCTGCAAGTTTATAAGAGTAGAATTTCCAAAGACGTTATTTTCACCTACTCCGGCTGCTCCTGTTGTTAAGGATTGTAAACATGAATTCCCAATTGAAACATTTCCGCTAGAAGTAGTTATCAAAGCTCCTGAGGAGTTTCCAAAAATACAGTTTACAGTAGAGGTAGTTAGAGAATTTAAAGATCCATTGCCTACACTTACATTATTAAGACCTCCAGCTAAGGCAGGTAATGTTGATCCTAAAATTAAATTTGATATACCAAAATCTTGTGTAAGCGTTGCTCCAGATCCGGTAAATTTGACCGTCGAATTAGCTGTTATAACATTGATATTATTGGCTGCAGGTGTGGCAACACCGCTATTTCCAGTTAAAGTTGTTGTTATTCCCGTTCCTGATGCAGAAACAAACCCGTTTGCATCTACGGAAAATTGAGCACTGTTAAAGTTTGATAGACCAATTTTTGTGGCATCAGTTGCTGCTAGTGCTTGAGAAATCTGCACATTTGTTGTTAAAGTTGTTCCAACCCCAGCAATGGCAACTGGCACGGTTCCCGCTGCAACAGTTCCTCCTAGCAAAGTAAATGAGTTAGACGGTCCTAATGCTCCGCCTGTTGTGCCTGTCAATGTAATGGTAGATGCTGCTGGAGATGCCCATATTGGATCTGCACCTGTTACACCCGTTAAAACTTGTCCGGTTGTGCCAATCGCAAGATTAGTAATAGTATCGGTTCCAGCTCCGACAAGTACCGCGTGATTAGTAAGACCTGTTAATTGCGTTGTTAGAGTATTTCCCGCGCCCGTAATTGTAATACTTCCACTTCCAAAAGTGTTAATATTTCCTGCGACCGGGGAAATTGCTCCTCCCGTGTTACCTGTAAGGGTATTTAAAGACCCTCCTCCGCCGACAAGAGAAACAAATCCGTTTGCATCTACGGAAAATTGAGCACTATTAAAAGAAGATAGCCCTACTTTTGTTGCATCGGTTCCGGCGATTGCTTGGGAAATTTGAATCTCGCCTGTGACGGTATTTCCAAGGCCGGTAAATTCAAAAGGGATCGACCCTGCTGCAACAGTTGTTCCAAGAATATTTAAAACATTTGCAACCGGAATGGCTATTCCTAAATTTGTCACAAAACTAGTAGGAACTTGTGGAGGCAGCATTCCGCTAGTTATTGTTACAAATCCAGCTTGTGACATTTACGCCCCTAAAGAAATTTTATTTATCGCAAGATTTAGGCTTTCCAGCTTTTTTTCTAAGATCATTACTTTAGTTTCGTTGTTTACTGATCGAGCATTTGCGTTTTTTGAATCTAAAAATGCGACTTCAAGACTTGAGGCAATCATTTTTTTAACATCATCTAAACAAACAGATTCATTTTTAGGAATAGACTCCATTGCTTTTGAAATTCTAACGCTCATTGCATCCATTATACATTTAGACATATTTTTAATATCGCACCTTATGTCATTAATTTCATTTTTCAAACCTATGACTCTAGATTCATGGTTATCTAGTTGAGCATTGATTACTTGAACATTTCCAGGCAAAGGAGAGATCTCTTGCCTTAGATCTTGAATAATCAAATTTACTGATTTAGACATGACTATAATAGAATCTGAAAGATCAGAAAGCTTTTTATTGACCTTGTCAATTTCAATGTAAAGCGGCTTTACTTCATTCTTATCTGCGTAAGTGAAAGCTGACATTTTAGAAAAAACAGAGTCAATTTTAGCATTTGATTCATTAAAAAGCTGTTTTGTGGCTTCGTTTTCATCTTTAATCAAAGGAATTTCACTTGTAATTGCAGATATCGAAACCAAAAGAGAGCTAATTTGATCGTAACTGTCTTTTTTTAAAACGCGAATAGCATTCAAGGTTTCAAATAAACGATCTGTCAAAACTTCTATATTTTTTGATGAAGCGTCCATGCGGTCATTTATAGAGCTAAAATCATCTGAAAGTTTTTTAGCTTTAACATTGCTGTCTTCAAACATTTGCATGCAAATTTGAAAACGCTCTGTCATGAACTCAACTTGTTTTTTTAAAACGTCTGCAGTCATTATTGCCCCTGTTGGTAAATGCCTTCTAAATACACTCCACCTGACGTCGGAGCCGATGAATACTTTATTAAGTATTGAGTTCCTATCGACATAGCTAAAGCCGATGAAGCGTCTTGATCTGCGTTTGTAGAAATGTCATAAAGTATAAATGAGTTTGCAGGAACAAAAAGATTGTCATTTGTTCCATCAAACGAAATTAGCATATCACCATTTGTTGAATTTGTTATTTTCCAAATTCTCCATTGATGTCCCAATGCTGTTCCTAACGGTTGATAGGAACTTGTTATAGATCCAAATTGAATGGATCTGAGCGCATCGACTCTAGCTGATGTCATTATTCACCTTTTTGTTCTTCTGCAACTTCTATAGAAGAGACTTCTTCTTTAGGTTTTGGTTGCGATTCTTGCATTTTTTGAATGCTGAATGCTAGTAAGGCACATGCGTAATCGTAAATTTGACCCATCGGGCAATCCGCATCCGCAATTAAATGGCATTTTTCAAAGTTTTCTAGCTTGCATTCAACTTTATTGACGATATTCATAGTGCCTCTTAGACGTTATGGGTTATGTATGTTTTTAATATACACAACCCATTTATAAATTTAAATATTATGTGGGGCGGACTATAAAGTAGGCGTACGTGGAGACATCTCCAGTTTGAGTTGAACTAGGTGTTCCTAAAATAACACTTGTCACAGTAAAACTTACGCCGGCATTAATTGTATAAGTTAATACTCCAAGTGTTGTAGAAGCTGCAACACCAACTCTGGTAAGGAGTATAACATCACCTGCTGCAATATTTGTATTATTTATGGTTTGAGTTCCTGCTGTAAGAGTGCCTGTACCAATAAAGTCTGTTGCTGCTCCACCATTTACAAGAAGCGTTCTTGCAACTGAGGCAATCGCTAGATGGCCGCCTGTCACGTTTACGTTTCCGGAACCTGCATTAATTGTGGTTGTTGACGTTGTATTAGTAGAACCTACTGTGACAGTTTGAGCCGCTGCACCTGTACCGATCTTGATAATATTGGCACTTGTTGCACTATCGCCTGCAATATTAATTGTCTTGATGCCGGTATTGTTTGCCACGTTGATAGTCCGTGCGCCTGTTCCGCCGTCAATTGTAATGGTTCCAGTATTGACACCAGTACCCGAAATGGTGTAAGTAGAGGCTACGTTACCCTCAAGAGTAAAGTTGCCAGTTCCTACAAGTAGAGACATTGAAGCGGCAGCCGTTACTGAACCTATGGTCACGATATTCCCTATCGCGCCTGTGGCAATATTTACGGTTTTAACTCCTGTTCCACCGGTTCCGATATTGACGGTTTGAGCACCTGTTCCTGGAGCTATTGAAACTGTTCCAGTTTGCAGCCCTGTGCCCCCGATTGAAATTGTACCGCCTGTCATTGCTGTACCGATTGCAACTGAACCCGCTGTTTGAGTGTTACCAATCGCGATAACGTTGGCCCCTGTTCCACCAATGTTAATTGTTTTTACAACAGCTGCGCCTGTACCGATATTGACGGTTGTAGCTGCTGCATCGGCTGAAATATTCATAGCTCCAGTTCCAGAAACCAACCCTAGAGCTGCGTTTGTTGTGGTAATTACTGAACCACCCGAACCAGCGTTGATATTTACGGCTGTTGCGCCTGTCACGTTACCAATCGTAACGGTATGAGCAACTGCATTTGTTCCGACATTTATAGGGCCTGTTCCTGAGTCAATAACGACGCTTGTTGCGCCTGTTGAATTACCGATTGAAACAGTGTGAGCAATCGCATTTGTCCCAATGTTAATAGGGCCAGTTCCAGCATTTAGGACTACGCTTGTAGCACCTGTGCTATTTCCAAGAGTAATTGTTCGAGCTGCGGCACCTGTACCAATATTGATTGCTTGTGCGACGGCATCGTTACCTATTCCAATTACACCAGCAGATGAATTGAGTTCAAGCACTCCAGCTGAATCTAAAAGAAGAGTGTCGGCTGAGTTTAGAACGATATCTCCTGTTCCTGTCGATGTGACAGTGAAAGAACCTGTACCGGTATTGACGGCCACAGCTGTTGCGCCTGTTACGTTACCGATTGTAATTGTTCGCGCGCCTGCACCTGTACCAATATTTACTGCACCTGTTGAGGCATCTGAAGCTAAATTAAGTGCTGTTGCGCCTGTTGTGATCGTTGCAGATCCACTAAGAGAGGCAAGGCCTGAAGCGGCAAGTGTTGTAAAAGATCCGGCTCCACCTGTAATTGGAAGGGAACCGACTAGGGCTTGAGCTAATTTTAAAGGAGTAATGGCGACTGTATCGTCTACGCCTGCTTGAGCTTCTGCTGTAGTTGCCAGTTGACCAATACCTGATACAGTTTCAGACCATGCAGGAGCACCGGCAATTGCTAGATTATCGGCATAAACTTTTGTTGCTACTGGAGAGCTATTGTCTGTTAAAAGAACTGTTCCGTATGTAACCGTAGTAGCAGGATTTGCCCCAGCCGTTACCCACGTTTGGCCATTAAACACGTACTCAGTAGGTGGTGATGTAGAAATATCAAAATAAGATTGCCCAAGTTGGGCTTTGAATGAAGCTTGTGGTGCTCCACTTCCTCTAATAGCTGCTGGAGGCACACTGATGAGCCCCCCAAAACCAACTGCAATTCCCATAATAAACCTCTAAATTTAAATTTTAAGTTCACAATGAATTATATCTTTAACTTTGTCAATAGCGTTTATTTTGCTTGCACTTATTAACACTTATTGCACATACTGTTAGGCATGAGATTCAAAGATAAAGACTTTTTAAGCGTTAATGAATTTGCGGAATATATTGGCGTGCATCGTAACACAGTGCAGAAGATGATTAAGAAAGGCATTTTATTTGCTTTTAAAGTTGGGAAAGGGAAAACCTCAGCTTATCGGATTGCAAAATCTGAGACGATGAGGCTTGGGATTATGGGATATCACATACAATAAAAAGGAAGAATGAAATGCAATTAGATCAAGTGCTCACAGTTTTTGCTATAGTAGCAGCCAATTTAGGTACAGTTTTGTCATTGTATATGAATATGGACAAAAAGTTAGAAGCTAATCGAAAAGAAACTAACGATATTTTAGAGGCTATTAGACAAGAAATGCGCGACTTTCATGGAAGACTTTGCGCTATCGAAGAAAGGAATAGGAAATGATAGATTTTTTAATTATTTTTTGCGTAATGATGGTGATTTTACCAATTTTTTTCCCTCAAGAAGATATCTCTCCTCCTTAAACATAATAAAAAGGAATATTTAAAAATGACAGAATTACAAGGTTTTTTAGTTTTATTATTTATAGGATTTGTGGCTTTATTTGGTGATTCCATCATAAAATATATTGTTAATTTGGGAAGACCGCACTTATATACATTAATTTTGTGCATAGTTTGTAGTTATTTTAGGCTAGAAACTTTAGGATTTTTTTTAGGCTTTTTAACTTATTTATTTTGGCCTATGAGACCAACTAAAATATTTTAATTTTCTTGTTCTTGATCAACAAGGTAAGGCTTGAGTTTTTGAATTGTCTCAAATAATTTGCTTTCTGATTTACCAGAGTCTTTAATTACTTGCTCAACAAGTTTTAAAAATTCTGAATCTGAAATAAGATTAGCCATTTTTCTAGCTGTTATAACTCCTCCAACGGTTCTTACTATAGGCCAGGGGCTACCCATTAATAAGGAAGAAAAATCCGACAACGCTTTTCCTAAAATTACTACATCAGTGGCTACAGTTCCAGATTGAGAAGCATTTAAAAATTTATTAGCTGATTCGGCAAGTTTACCTGCATTTTTTTGAATAAGTTCAAGCCTTTTAAAATCTTTTGCGCCTAAAATTTCTTTGATAACTTCTTTATTTTTTCCTTTTTCTAGCAAATTGGAAAAAGTCCCTAATTTTATCTGTTGAGTGGTATTGTCTACCATCTTTTCGCCAATCGTTTGATCTAGCTTAGTGCGTTTAAGATTATTAAATAGCTGTTTTCCTTCTGGTGATTTAGACATAATTTTATCAAGTTGTCTAATCCCATGAACTGAATTCATTTTATTTAAAAGCTTAGAGGGATCGCCCTCTTTTAGCATTTGGGTAACTTCTCTATTTCTAAAAGTCTTAGCGTGATCAGAGAACTTTTTATTAGCCATTACATAATTTTTTGCAAATGTGGCGTTATCTTTTCCGTGTGAAATGATGGCTCTATCAAGTTCTGCAACAACTCCTTTTAACAGCTGTTTTGCTCCTCCTTGAACTTCATAATTGATAATGTCCTCAAGGCCAAGCTTATTATTCATTAAGTTTTTTACATCCGAAAACTTAAGAATTCCACCAGCATCGTAAATGTCTTTTTTGAGAGTTTCTAAAGCTTCAATGACGGCTTTTTGTTCTCCAGACTTAAGCTTTCCAGGTGTTAATTTTTTTTCAAGGCTTTCAATGGCTTGTGATAGTTTAGTAGAAACAACTGAAGCACCCTCTTTTAAAGCTTTGTCGGCATTCTGATATAACTTTTTATGAACTTGTGCATCTGCTTCTCTTAAAGATTTAATACCTTCCTTAATTGCAACACCTGCCTCATAAGTAGAGGCATATTTTGCTTCACCTAATGCATCGGCAAGAATTTTATATTCATCTGTAATTTGAGAAGTTAATTTTTTTTTAAATTCTTGTATGGATTCACCCGTTAGGCTTGATTGAGATAAACGAGCTTGCATTCCTTTAATCAAATTATTATCAGTTAAAGTGCCTAGATCAGCTTGTATTCCTGCTTGCTCAAAGTCTTTAATAAGCTCTTTTTGAATTGCCAGTTTGTCTTTTGGTGTAAGTGAAGCTGCCACTTTTGCAAGCGTTTCTTTAGGTTTTGTGACTAGATTCTTTGCACCTTTTAAAGCCCCCTTTGCCCCCATTCCAACAACATCACCCAATACAGCTACCGCCATTGTTCCCATAGGTCCAAACTGGCCATCTTCTGCCATTTGTAAAGCCGTACCTGCACCAGCACCCCTTAAAATTTCTTCACCGCTAGGCGCAATAGCTTTAAGTATTTGTTTGGAATTAACTCCAGCCTTGGCAATTTTGCTTGGGTCTTTAATAAATCCAATCCAATTAGCCGCTTTCTCTAATGTACCCTCTGGATGTAAATCTAAACCTGTAGCTTTTTCTGCAAGTCCCCTAATGCTTAAGTCAGCAGTTTTAATAAACTCATCTGATTTTGACGGATCTTGCATCTGTGCTTGAAGATTTTGCAAAAATTCCTCATCTTGAAACGTCCAATCTCCTGATTGCTTTTGCATCATGAGGTTTTCGATATCATTGCCTAAATTCTCACGATATGAAACCTGTTGCGCCTCTTTAGAAGCAAATGGAGCTACAGCAAGTTCATAAGGCAACATCTCCATTTCAGTCATTCCAAGGCCTAATTGAGCCCCAACACGCCCAGCTTTTTGAGCCGCTGTTTTTTCAGGTATTTGACTTTGTAAAAACTCATTAATTTCATCGGGTGAATAGCCAGATTCTAAAGCACCTTGAACATCAAAGCCTTTATTTTTTTTTAAAAGCCTTTGGTCAATGGATTCCATTGGGGTTGGTTCTTGTGGTTTTTGACCTGTAGGACTTCCAAAGTTTCCAAAAAAATTAGAAGCATTATTTATAATGTTTTCAAAAAACTTACCTTTTTGATTAGTCGGCTTGTAGCTTGGCTGGCTTTTCAAAAACTCATTAATTTCATCGGGTGAATAGCCTGCTTGAATAGCGCCTTCATAATCAAAATTAGCTGACATCATTTACCTACAAATTGAGTAAGGGGAGGCCGATTTTGTTGTTTAGATCCTACAGATGCTTTTGTTGAGCTTTCTTGAGTTGATTGTGCACCATAAGCACTTAAAGATGTATTTATAATCCGTTCCATAGCATTTAAAATACCTTCTGCCGATGCATCGGTTATATTGGGATCATATAGTCTTTCAGCAAGCGTTTCAAATTCAATTCTGTTTCTAATAGGAATATTAGTTGCATACTGTATTAAAGATTTTCCAAGTTGCTCATATTCTCCTGCATCTTTTCTAGTAGAGGAAAAAGGAGAATACGAGGAGCCCAGTCCTAAATTGCCTTTCTTTCTCAAAGATTTCATTCGGTTTAAAGCATCCATTGCACCGCGCAAAGGTTCAATTTTTTGTCTGTTTTCAACATCTGTTTTTTGTGTCAAAGCTTCTGCATCTTGCTTAAATTTGTTTTCTTGCAGGTTTAAAGCTCCTTCCTGCCTAAATTTTTCCATAATCAATTGATCGCGCGTCTTAGGTTCCATTCCAGATGTATCAAACCCTAAAAGCTGACTTGCCATCTGGTTAGCTTGGGCATTCATCTTCTGTGACTTTTGCATTTCTTGGAATTGATTAGCGCCTTGTAATGCGCCACCAATTGCTTGACCAAAGTTT